GACAGTCTGGATATGGGTCCTATTCCAGAGAATATAGAGATTATGGAAGAAGATGATGGTAGTGTTATCGTTGATTTTGAGCCACAGGATCAACGAGGCACGACTGAAGATTTTTCTGCCAACTTAGCCGAAGAGATGCCTGATGGGTTACTGGGTAGGATAGCCAGTGAACTTGTCGGTGAGTTTGATGAAAACAAGAGTGGCAGACAGGAATGGGAAGATGCTTTCGCTAACGGTTTGGAGTTGTTGGGATTTAGTTACGAAGAACGATCACAGCCGTTCAGAGGCGCGAGCGGTGTCACGCACCCCTTGCTTGCCGAGTCAGCCACACAGTTCCAAGCTCAAGCGTTTAATGAGTTGTTGCCTCCCACTGGACCCGTGCGAACTACCGTGCTTGGATCGAGCACTCCTGAAAAAGAAGACCAAGCTCAACGTGTAAAGGAGTTTATGAACTACTACATAACCTGTGAGATGGAAGAGTATACGCCTGAGTTAGATCAGATGTTATTCTTTTTGCCACTAGCGGGTAGTACGTTCAAGAAGGTTTATTATGATGAGAACTTGGATAGAGCTGTAAGTAAGTTTGTTCCGGCTGAGAATTTAATTGTACCGTATAACACTAGCGGATTAGAGACGTGCCCTAATATCACGCAAGTTTTAAAGATGAGCTTAAATGATTTAAGAAAGAGGCAGGTAGCTGGTTTTTACAGAGATATACCTGTTGTACCGGCTCAAAGCGAATCAGGAAGCTTAAGTGATGAGATAGAGAGAATTGATGGGATGTACCCGTCACAGATAGATTATGACTGCACATTACTGGAATGTCATGTAGATCTGGATTTAGAAGGATATGAAGAAGTTGGCGAAGACGGGGAGCCTACCGGTATAAAGATACCGTATGTTGTGACAATATCACAGGATAATGGCCAGATACTGTCGATTCGCAGGAACTACAGAGAAGATGACGAGAAGAAGTCCAAGATACAATATTTTGTACATTACAAGTTTCTTCCAGGCTTTGGTTTCTATGGATTAGGTTTGATACATACTATAGGTGGTTTATCGCGAACCGCGACTTCTGCCTTGAGGCAGTTGATTGATGCTGGTACGTTATCTAATCTTCCAGCAGGATTTAAGGCCCGCGGTCTACGGATCAGGGATGATGACGAGCCGTTACAGCCGGGAGAGTTTAGAGACGTAGATGCTCCGGGTGGTGATATAAAAGCGAGTTTGATGTCGTTACCGTTCAAGGGACCGGACCAGACTTTGATGGCCTTGTTAGGGTTTGTAGTTGATGCGGGACAGCGATTCGCTACCATAACGGACTTGAAAGTGGGCGATGGAAATCAAAATGCAGCTGTGGGTACTACGATCGCTATGTTGGAACAGGGCTCACGGGTCATGTCTGCGGTGCATAAAAGATTACATTATGCGATGAAGCTAGAGTTTAAGCTATTGTCTAAAGTTATGTCCGAGTTCTTACCCGATGAGTATCCGTATAGTATCACGGGTGTTGACGGTAGTATTAGAAGAGCGGACTTTGATAATAGGGTGGATGTATTACCTGTATCTAATCCGAATGTATTTAGTCAGGCTCAGAGAATATCTTTGGCGCAGACCAAAATGCAGTTAGCTACGTCAGCTCCTGATATGCACAACATGTACGAAGTGTTTAGGGATATGTATGAGGCGTTGGGTGTAAGAGATATAGACAGGGTCTTGAAGAGAACTCCAGAGCCGGAGGCGATACCAAAGGATCCTGCTCAGGAAAACATAGATGTTCTGGATCAGATAAAACTTACTGTTTTTGAAGGTCAGTCCCATGAGGCCCATATAATGGCTCACATGGTTTTTGGATCTACACCTCTTGTGGCTCAATCACCTCCTATGGCGGTAGCTTTACAGAAGCACATAATGGAGCACGTTAAGATTGGAGCTCGTGAAAGAGCTGCGGTTGATTTGATCCAAGCTGGCGGTGGGCAGGCTATTTCTGAAGAGCAGATGATTGATATGGAAGCCAAGACAGCTCAATATGTTGCAGAAGGCATGTCGCAGCTGAAAGCATTAAGCGGACAACTAAGTGGTGCGGGTCAGCCGGATCCTCTTGTGAAGTTAAAAGAACAGGAGCTACAGTTGAAAGCGCAGGCTGAACAGAATGATTCTCAGGTAGACAAAGCTAAACTTGGACTAGAAGAGAAGAAGGTCGAGCAGCGCGGAGAGCAGTTTGATAAACGAATACAGAGCTCTGAGAATATAGCGCAGGCTAGGATTGATTCCTCTCTACAACGTGAGCTAATGAAACAACAAAACAACCAAGGAGGTCAAGGTGGCTAAAGCAGGTGATAAAAGAAGCGAGAAGGAACTAAGAAAAGAGTTCTTTGATGGTTCAGCCTCAGATTCTATGAGCTTCGAGCAGTTCTTAATAAGAGAAGGTCATGGAGACAAGGTTAAACCGGTGAAAATGGCGGATGGAGGCGAGGTTTTTGCTCCAAACTCTGATTACTACAAGGATTTAATGTAAAAGTGACGGCCTTCATATTAGTTTGTTATTTAGGCCTTAAACTAGAAGGCGGTATATATTTTAAAGATGTGAACCATTGTCTTATGTACAAAGATAAATTGCATGATCAAATTGTTATGAAAGGCACAGAAGAACAAACATATCAATGTATGTGCAAACTTATACCTAAGATAGATCCTAGTACAGTACAGGTGTATTAATGACGGATGAAAAAAAGAAATTAATAAACTTAGATCTAAGTAACAATTCTTTCGAGCTGTCACTTAGAATACTAGGTAATGAGTTTGTCGCAATTAAGATAGGTTCTACAAACTTCAGTGGTAAATTAATAGCAGGAGGTATTCTGTTATTATTTTTTACTTTGGTCTTGTTAGAAGGCTTTGGATTAAATGAGGTATTAGTAAAGTGAATTTTGAAACTTTTTTGAGATGGAAAATTTTACCAAGATGTATGATGCTTGCTAGTACCATTATGTCTTGGAGATGTGCTGAATGGTTTATGGATTTACCTGAGCCTACAATGCAGCAATCAGCTTTTGTATCTGTTGTTATGGGTGTAATGACAGGTATCTTTGGCATATGGATGGGTCACGAACACAAAGGAGACAGCAATGTTAACAGCTCTGATAGGACCAGTAAGTAATTTACTGGGTAAGTTTATAGAAGACAAAGACATGAAAAACAAGTTGGCACATCAAGTGGCAACGATGGCTGAGAATCATGCACAAGAATTAGCTAAAGGTCAACTAGCTATAAATCAAACAGAAGCGAAGCATAGATCAATTTTTGTAGCCGGATGGCGCCCCTTTATCGGTTGGACATGCGGTGTTGCCCTATGTTGGCACTTTGTCCTAGCACCTGTTACTATGTTTGTGTGTGCTTATTTAGATGTCATTATACCAGAACTACCTACCTTTGATATGGGTTCATTGATGACGGTTTTGATGGGAATGCTCGGATTGGGCGGACTTCGCAGCTTCGAGAAGTATAAGGGGTTAACAAAATGAAGAAGAAAATTAAAAAAGTTATTAAAGGTTTGGAAAAAGCTAGTAAACTACATGCGAAGCAAGCAAAAACATTAAAAACCGTGCTCAAAAAAGGAAATAAAAAATGAGTTTGTATGCAAACATTTATGCCAAGAAAAAAAGGATAGCTGCAGGCAGTGGCGAGAAGATGAAAAAGAAAGGTGCAAAAGGAGCCCCAACAGCTAAAAACTTTACGCAAGCTAAGAAGACCGCTAAAAAACCTATGAAGAAAATGAAAACATGACTTTTAATACTAGATTAAATTTAGAACTATTTAAGTTTTTTAATAAAATTGGTAGTTATTTCTACAGAAAACATGTTAAAGGCATCAGACGATGCCGGTAAAACCAGAAATCTGTTACATACATAAAATAGTTGTTCAAGAGATTGTCGAAGAAGAACCTATTCCTTTTGCAGGAATTGTAAAATTTGTTGAATATAAATGCCCTATGTGCGAAAGTAGCTTTAAAAGTATAAGAGATTATACGACAGAATAGAACAATATGAGGTTTTTATAGAAATGAATGAGATTTATCTTGCACAAGCTGTATTTAGGCTTATAAAAGAAAGAAGAGAACTTGTTCAAGAGACTTTAGAATTTGACAATGTTAAAGACATGGAACACTACAAAGGTCTGATGGGTGAGTTGAAATCTTTAGATTATCTGGAGGGTGAAATAAAGAATCTTTTAGATAAGCAAGAACAAGAGGAAGTTTAAATGGAAGCGTCAGCTACAGAATTAGAAGGGGCTTATGTAGACCCTAAAGACAGGGTTTTAGACCCCAATTTAATAGAACAAAGTTTAATAGAAAGAATGCCGCAGCCCACAGGCTGGAGAATACTTATTTTGCCTTACAGAGGTAAAGGTAAGACAGAAGGAGGCATTTTGCTACCAGATAAGATTGTAGAAGAAGGACAGGTTTCCACACAAGTTGGTTATGTGCTGAAGGTAGGACCCTTAGCTTATAAGGATACAGAGAAGTTTCCAGCGGGCCCTTGGTGTGCGGAGAAAGATTGGGTAATGTTTGCCCGATATGCAGGATCTCGTTTCAAAATAGATGGCGGTGAAGTCAGAATTTTAAATGATGATGAGATTTTAGCAAAAATTATGGACCCTGAAGACGTTTTACATTATTAAGAGGTAGATATGAGCGGAAAAGAAGCACAAGCAGAACTAGATTTAGATTTAGGCGAAGAGGATGGTCCAGATGTGGAAGTTACTGTCGAGCAACCAGTTGAAGACGAAACAGTTGCAACTGAGGCAGAAGCTACCTCAAATGATGATGAGTTTCAAAAAAGTGAAAATCAAACTCAGAAACGTATTAACCGCCTTACTAAAAAAATGCGCGAAGCTGAAAAAAGCGCTGAAGAAGCTACTAGGTTTGCACAGCAAAAAGCAAAAGAAAACCAAGAGCTAGCTCAAAAGCTTAATCAAATGGATAATAATTACGTTGACCAATATAGTGGTCGCGTAGAATCTGAATTAGCTCAGACAGAATCAGCTTTAAGAAGTGCTATGGAGATAGGCGATACGGAAGCCGCGGTAGCTGCTCAAAGAAAAATGACACAATTAGCCGTAGACGCCGATAGAGCTGCTCAGGCCAAGTCAGCTAACGAGAGAAGACAAAAGCAAGCTCAAGTGCAGCCTGTGGCGCAACAACAGCCTACTCAACCTGCTGCAAGGCCAGATCCTAAAGCAGAAAGTTGGGCGCAAAGAAATGATTGGTTTGGCGATGATAGCGCCATGACCTATGCAGCATTTGGTATTCATAAAGAACTTGTTGAATCAGAAGGTATTGACCCGAAGAGCGATGAGTACTATGATACATTGGATAGACGTATGAAGGAAGAATTTCCTCATAAGTTTAAGGAAGGATCTCAGAGCAAACGACCCGCCCAGACGGTTGCCCCTGTTAATAGATCCTCTGGAACTGGGCGCAGTAGTGGGAATAAG